TAGAAGCAATCTCTCGGGTTTCCTGTCCACTCACGTCTCATCAGTTCATCTCCCCAACTCTGCCCGTTGACACGATGCCTTTGCGCTCCCTGCGCTGGCTTGGGCTGTGATAGACAATTTCCTCCAGTAAGCCTTCGTCGTTCCACTGGCGCAGGATTGTCTTTGCCTGCCCTGCTGACTTTGTGTGGTCTAGGTCTGAGAACCTGTAGTTTGTGATGACTGCGCCGACCCAGCGTTGCTTGTCCTGCGGCCTGATGGAATACTTCTCGCCATCCTCTGGGCCTTTGTCGATCAGGTCTAGCATATTGTTGACCACACGGGTTGTCATGCCTGCCCACTGGTCTGGCAGCTTAAACTCAACGGCCACGCCAACATATTCGCCGTTGTCTAGCTCTGTGCTGACCATGCGGCGGTAGATTGCCTTGTCAGCTGGCAGAGGTGCCGAAAGATTGGCTTTGCCATCGTCTACTCGGAAAACACCCGTCGCGTTGGCTTCTGGCACACCGAGCGCCACAGCGTCCTCAAACTTTACTTTATTGACAACTCTGGCGGCTCTAGCTGCGCCAATCAGTGAGCCTGCGCCGCGCACTGAGTCAATGTCGGCGTCCTCACCGTTGCCTTTGCGCACATGGTGAACCACATGCACGGCACAGCCAGCCTCTCTAGCCAGCTGGCGCAGCATGGCGACAACCTTCTGCACACTCATATTGGAATTTTCGTTAACTTCGTGCGTCGAGATAAATGGGTCGATGATGACAAGGCCGATGTTGTTTGCCTTGATCTTGTCCCGCATGTGGCTCAGGAAGGCGTCGTTGGTTTCTATGCCATCTCTTGTTTCCGCAGCAAGCGTGATGCCGATTGTGTCTTCGGCGTCCATGAATAGTTTGCCAGCGATTTCGGGGTGCGTGACGTTGTGTTGCTTCATGGCGGCGGCCAGCCTGATCTGCATTTCCGTCATATCGTCCTCTAAATTGACGATCCAAACATTTGTTGACTCATGCACCTTCTCACCCAGCAATGGCCGCCCTGTCACCACAGCTAACGCTTCCACCATTGTGAGCGAAGTCTTGCCGATACCGCCGGCAGACGCCGTGACGCTAACAAAACCTCGAATGTGGTGATGCCCGTAAATCCACCGCCTGCGCGGTAAACTTGCTTCGTCGATAGTTCCGACGGGTGTTGGCCATTCGAGCTTGGGTGCAGGCTCAGGTTGGCTCTCAGGCTCAATCTCAGGGTCGGGTATAGTGTCGAAGTCATCCAGCCCGTCGTCTGGCTCGGGCAGCTGCTGATTGACCTCATCAAACTTACTAGGCCGCAGCTCGGCGGCGTAAGTGCGCACGGCGTCTGACATTCTGCCGCCATGCTCGAAGTGCGCCCAGATGTCAAAGGCGTCACCGTAGCAGAACTCGCCGGTTGCTTGGCCAATGCCGGATGCTCTGTCAGAGCCGGAGAGGCTGACCCAGTGCGTTCCAAAGTCCTTCGTGGCAAAAGACCCGCTGGATTGCATTGGACTGCGGTAGGTGTCTGAGCGACCTTTGCGCTCGTATCCGTATTTTAGCAACATGTCTGCGATGGTGTGACGCTGGTTGAATACGTCAATTGGGTCATCATCGTCGTATTTGCTGCGATTATTTTCACGCTCCTGTGCGCGAAGTGACCTCTCGGCGGCGGCAAGTTCTGCTGCTATGGCTTCATTCTTACGTCTGAACTTTAAGTTTGCCCAGATTTTACTTTCTTCTGGAATAAGCATCCCGCCGCCGCGATGGAGAACCCCGTGGTAAAAGCTCGGCGCACCCTGCGAATCCCTGCGAGCTGGCGGCACGTTTGGCAGGTAGATCGGTTGACCAGTGCGGGAGAGCGCAGCATCGCAGGTGATGCCCTCCTGCTGCATTAGGTCAAGCAGAGCGAGCTGCGCGTCGGCGTAATCTTCACCCTGTATTGGCAGGGCCAGCGGAATTAGCACGCGCCACTTTCGGTTGTCTTCGCTGGCCCCAGACGAAGAATAGAACAGTGCGGACGCATCACCTGTAACTGTGGCAACAGCTGTGCGCAGCTCTGTCAGCGATGGATCACCTTCGTCAACATCTAAGGCCAGTAGCCAGTATTCTCCATGCTCGCGCTGAGTTGCGTGGTTCCGACCATCGTAGTCACGATAGGTTGATGCAATGATAAATGAGGCGTCGGCTTTTTCTTTCGCCTGCGGCTCGTTAACCATCTTGGCTATTTCATTCAGGGTGATGCCGTCATATTCTAAGTATTTGTCGCCAATTTTTGTATCGTGCGCACCATGCGCTAACAGGAGCTGCTGCTTGCCAACTACGCTGGTTTTTGTTAGTTTGTTCATGTTCGGACCTTTCTCCATCCAATCGTGGGTTCGCTTTCATGGTGCCCCCCGGCAGCGTCCCAACTGCCGGGGGTTTTCTTTTGCCTAAAATGGTATTTCGTCCTCCAGCTCAGCTGGCGCTGCCTGCGGTGCTGGCGCAGCGGCTGGGCCAAAGTCATCAAGAGCTTCATCAACGCCGCCAGACATTGTTGTTGGCACTTCGTCAAAGTCATCGAGGCCACCGCCACCGTAGACTGCGTGCGTTACTTGCACGGTATCTATGAGCAAGCTGACGCCACCGTTGCCATCGGGATCTGTCACGGGATACGCAGTTACCTTGATGCTACCCTTTGAGCCACCCCAGAACGCCGTGTCTGCCAGCGGTTGCTTCATGCCGTCAATGACGCGAGGCTTTTCGTTTTGCTGGCCTTGGCTGTTTGTGCCATTGCGCTTGGCGCGAAACTCATAGTTGCCGCTATCGAGCTTTTTCATGCCGAAGACTTTGCTGAATGGAGCTTTGGTTTGGCACGTCTCATAGTGCGCCTTCAGCTCTGCGTGCAGCGTCTTTGCGTCATCGGCGGCCATTTCCCAAGCGATTGAGTAAGCTGCGTTTGACGCTGTTGGCGCGCACTCCTCGCTTTTTTTCTCGGAAGTGTTGTAGCGATAGCAAGCATTCAGCCGGGGATACTTAAATTCCACGTTGCGGATCATTACTGGTTTGAAGTCTGTTTTAGCCATCTGTTTTTCTCCAAGCTAATTAAAGTTCGACTGCATCTAAACGCAGCCATCGTGGCAGATCAATCACATTAGTTTGATCTGACCAACCAGTGTCCCACTTCTGGGCCTCGTTGGCTTTTGCAATCTTGCGTAGGGTCATGTGCATTTCGCTTTTAGCCCAGTCAAGATATTCCTCATGTATGATATTTGTCGAGACCGCGTGTGCGCCGGTTTTTTCGACGTGAACGAACACAAACTGTGACGCCTCATAGCCAGCTTGCTCTAGGCAGTGCATGTAAAAGGCTTGCTGAATTGCGTAATTGTACGAAATCATGTCCTTTGCCACGCCGCGTGGTGAAGCGTCCTGACACGTCTTGAGATCATACAGGACACCTTTTGCATCCCAGTAGCTATCGGGGCGGCATTTGATCTTTAGCCCAGTCTCAGGGTCAGTAGCAAAAAAGCTGGCTTCGTTGACCGTTGTTGGCCCAGCCATGCGCTGCCCCACTGGATGAAACAGCACGCTATCGGCAATATTCCGCGCAAGGTCATAGTCTGAGGCGGTCAGCAGGGTTTGATCGTTTGCCTGCGCTTCCTCATAGGCTTCCGTCCAAGCCTTGCCTCTGCGTGTCTCTGGGCCGCGCACGATGCCCTTTGCTTCCTCTAGCACCATTGCGTGTACGGCGGTTCCCATATCGAAGACTGGGCTTGAGCTGTATGTCTTCGCCTTCCAATGTGCCAGCGATTTGCTGTGGACCATCTTAACGTCAGATGACGATATGTGGTCTTTCTTGGCGTGATATTCGCTGTTGGATAGTTCGTAGGCGGGGATCATCATTGGATTTCACCGTCCATCTTCATTTCCAGCTCGCGTCTATATGTGTTCGCAATGCTCTCTAAAGCCGAGCCGCATCGGTGGAGGCCATTGGCGATGCCGACTATGTTGCCGTCTCTTCGGTTAAGCGAGTCAATAGCGTCAGCAACATTCTGGCCGCTGTCATGTTGCGCCCACTCGCTTGCAAATTCTTGAATTGCGTAAGCTATTATGGATTTAATTTGATCTTCAGTCATTGTATTTTCTCCCTAGCAATATAGCAGAAGGTTTCAAAATCGACCTCCGCCGTGTAATCGTGATCGCAATCAGTCAACGCAGCCAACGGGATCACGCATCGCATTGGCTTGCGGTCGTATTTGTAGATCAGGCATGGCATTTTTTGCTCACGCTCGGCGGCCACTTTGACTTGTTCCCACCATGCAGGCGCACCTCCGATTGGCCCGTCTTTGTAGCGTTTCAGCTCCAGCGTAAACGGGAATGCCGGATCATCTGGGATTAGGTCGGCGTGAGCGCCAGCGCGGTATTGCTCAAGGTCACGCTTAAAGCCGATGCCAAGCTCATCGCGTAGCATGTTTGCAACTTCCCGCTCAAATGATGCGCCCTTGTTGCGCCCGTTGACCATTAGTCAGCTCGCGGCTGCTCTGGCTGGATGCCGGAGTTAAATGCTGCGGTTAAAGCTGCCGATCTAATAAACGTGGCCAGCGCCATGCCCTTTTGCTCTGCCGCTAGTGTCAGCACAACATGCTGCGACTCGGTCAATACGATCCGACTTTCCTTTTTCATGTCACCCTCCAGTGTGAATATGATAGGACGTTACATCCTAAAAAAAGTTAGTGCAAGTGCAAATTAGGTATTTACATAGGATGATTTACGGATTAGTTTGATTGTATAGCCGAGGCAATCCCGCCAACGCGCGCCAACTTGGAGGCATCGACATGATCGAGTTTACAGTTTCAACATTCAACGGTGTGACCATCAAGGGTATCGGATACACGATCTCTGAGGCTAAAGCTGAAGCTCGCCAAAAGTGTGAGGCGATGGGAACTTTGCCAAAGCACATTGTGAGTATTTTGGAAATCTAATCAACACGGGGAGCTGCGGCTCCCCGCTCGACTGGGAGAACAAACATGGACAATACAATTTACAATTTCGACGCTGACATATTTAGCGTCACGGTGCGCACAAAGCCTCGCCGCGCAACCATTAAACAGATCTTGAAAAAAATCGGTTGCAAACACCTGAGCCTTGAAAAGGTTTTTACCGACGCGGGCAACTATTTCGTCTTCACCTACGACACGCACCCAGATCTGGACGGCGAAGATCGCCCAGAGTGGGCGGAGTGGGCGCAGCAAAGCGTCAACGTGCATCAGCTTAATCACCTGTCACTTGAGGATTGGGTGGCCGAAGGTTCTGAAATAGTTAACTTGATGGAGCAATAATAATGAAACATAAGTTAGAAATCGCCGCCGAAATCATATTCCTTTTGGCACTGTTTGCCATGCCACTATTTATTCGAGGAACCATGCTATGAGTAATATAATTGATTGCCCCGAATGCGACGGCGAAGGCCAAGTCGAGCGGGATGTATGGGTGCGCCAGAGTTCGACTTGGCATGGCGACTTTGAGTCTGTCATTGAGGATTGCGATAACTGTGACGGCATTGGCCAGATTGAAGCGCTGGAGGAAGACGAATGAAAATAGCAGTCTGGTTCTCGTGCGGTGCGGCCAGTGCGGCGGCGCTCAAGCTCACTGTTGATAAATATGGCGCTGACAGCGTGTACGCCGTCAACAATCCTGTCATTGAGGAGCATCATGACAATATGCGTTTTGCTAAAGACGTTGCAAATTGGGTTGGCATTGACATCCAATACGCAGTCAACTCCAAATATCCCTTGGCTTCTGTGGTTGACGTATTTGACCGCCGCAAGGGTATGGCGTTCCCTCACGGTGCGCCGTGTACGGTTGAGCTAAAGAAACGCGCTCGCCAAGAATGGGAGAAAAGCAACCCCGTTGATTGGCATGTGCTTGGTTTTACCGTTGATGAGCGCAACAGGCATGATCGTTTCGTTATGACTGAGCGCGACAACGTATTGCCGATCCTGATTGACGCCAACATGACCAAGAACGACTGCGCGGATATGATCCGCTCCGCTGGCATAAAGTTGCCTGAGATTTATGGCCGAGGCTTTCCAAACGCCAATTGCATTGGATGCGTAAAGTCAACCAGCCCAACATATTGGAATCTAGTGCGCCGTGAATTTCCAGATGTATTTGACCAGCGGGCGGAGCAATCGCGAAGGCTTGGCGCAAGGCTAGTGCGCGTTAAGAATGAGCGCATTTTTCTTGACGAGCTTGACCCTAAGGCGAAGGGCCGCCCACTTAAAACCATGCCCGACTGTGGCTTATTTTGCGAGGAAGACGAATGAAATACGACCCAGAAGCCCTCACCCGCCACGTCCTTGCCTGCGCAGAGCAAGGTATGTCGCAAATTGAAGCTGCTGAATTATTGCGCGTATCACCATCAACAATACATCGCATATGCTCAGCGGCAAACATAAAGCTAGAAAGGAAAAAGCGTGAATACGGACCAAACTCAGATTATTATAAAAAGGCTCGAGAGAATAACGAGCATAATGCTGGCGGAGCAGAAAACTCAGATGAGGCCAAACTTGAAGCAGCGTCTGGAAGAGCAGCAAGCGCTAATCGACGTTCTAAAGCGCGAGATGCAAAAGACGCCGCAGAGCGATTGCTTGCCAAGCTAGAAGGCGTCACCGATAAGCATGAACGCTTTGAGATCACTTACGGCCATTGCCTGTGGGAGTTTGAAACGCTCATGTATAAACAGCGCAAACGTGACCCGCTGCCGTCTGGTCCGCGTAGGCCCACCACAATGGCACCATCTATGCACCGCGCGGCTGAGGCGAGCAAACAGCACAGCATTGACCAAGGCAACCGCCTGTTCTCGTTAATACCTTACGACCAGCGTGTGACTGCCGCAGAGGCCGCAGAGCTTCTGGGCGATAGCGTGCCGCGCACGTCAAGCTATCTCAAGAAAATGTGGGAAGCGAACAAGGTTTATCGCGTGCGTGATTTTGTTGAAGTGCCGGGCTACACCAAGCGCCAATGGCGTTGGGTCTTTAGCAAGCAGCCGATCAAGGCGCTGTCAAATAAGTTTGAGGATGAGGAATAATGGAAGATAAGGAAATGGAGCGCATGATAAACGCAGCCGGTCTGATTGGAGCCATCTTTGGCTTCGTCGTGGGCGCTGGCCTGATGACGCTGGTGGGTATTATATTCTAGTAATCGTGTGGACAGAACGCTTATTATATGATTGTATATTAAAAGGGGCTTTACTAACCCCGAAATAAGTGAACATGCCCTCGAACCTCGGTTCGGGGGTTTTTATTTAAATAAACCTACTTGCAAAATTATTTAACTGGTGTATTTGTTGGGCTTCATAACCAGAGAGGAAATAAAATGGGAAAACCTTTAAGAGCCGTAATCGTTATTGATATTGAGGCACAAACCTTCCGAGACGCAACTGAACTTGACACGGCTATACAGAAAAAGGCACAAAAACTTTGTGATGAGCTAGTCGATCCGTCAAATACTAGCAGTGATCATTTATGTATTGTAAGCCATCAAGCTGGTGTTCTTCTTGCAGAAAGGCGAGGTCCAACTGGATCAATCCACAACATAGTCTTTAGAGGCACAAGAGGGCCAAACTCTATTAAAGAGGCCGACTTAGAAAACAAATTGAAGAAGAATTTAAACTTAGTTAAATAGTAGGTAATCGTGTGGGTGGCCGTTGAAGTGAATGCTGGCACATTTGGTAGCAACGTCATCCTAGGCTAAACAACCACCATTCCCGTGGTAAGTCGATTTATCTTGCTGATGATAGCCACCCACTCAAACTTTGTAATCAAACCCACGCCGACCCGCAAGGCACTATTTGAAGCTGTCGAGAGTTTTTTGCATCGACTGGCTTTCGTTTAGAAATTCCGCCTCAGACACATACGTTGTCGTCTTGAGGATCTCGTCGCCACGGCGAAAGACTACAGCGTCAAGATCCACAGCGACAAAGGCGTAAACGTCTGACCGCTGCCCGCTCTTCTTTGCTGTGTAGAATTTGTACCTTTGGCTTGTTCCGTGTGTTTTACTGGCGCTCTTTACCTGCAATGTGAGCGTGCGTGCATCCGTCTGTATATACGCGTCGTGGTCCCTGATCTGGCACAGGGTGCAGAGATAACCAGCAAGCGAAAGGCGGGCGAGTGCTAAATGCTCGCCCGCCCTTCCAACTGCCGCGCTGGCCTTCTGATCTTGGACGCGCAACTTAGCTAACCTAGCTAGACTAGGCCATAAGCCAAGTGTGGATTTTCTTGCTCTGGTTGCTTCGATCATCCAGCCCGTGATAACCGCCATTCACGCGGCGCGTTATGCGCTTGATTGCGTCATCCGTCACGCCCTCATCGGCAATCTTAAACAAGCCATTCTTCTCGAAAAACCACAGCGCAGTCTCAAATGCGTATTCGTCGGCAACCAAGTCTGGGTCTGTCATAACCTTTGGCACGCCCATGTCAGACGCAAACGAACGGTAGTTATTGCGCCCGGTGAGCTGAAGAAATCCACGTCCAATGTATAGGCTCGCCTGAGCTTCATTCTCGTTACCCATGCGGCCAGCGTAAACCTTGCCAGCAAGCCCGGTTGGGTTCTTGGCGTATGGCTCTGCATCTTCAACGGTTGGGAAGCGCGAGGGCCACACAGCTTGTATGCGCTCTGGTGAGCTATAGTACAGGCTTTCACGGGTGCGCTTGAAGCCACCGCTTTCGTGTGACGCCTGCCCCATCAAGTGTGCGCCGCGAGCTGGGGATAGGTTAAAATACTTTGCGATTGCTCGCGCCGTATTCGGCCCAAACTCACCATCGGGAGTTGACCCGATTTTAGTCTGGAGGCTAGCCATTGCCCTGCTCATTTCTTAACCTTTTTCTTTGCTGTCTTGGCAGCCTTTTTAAATGCACTGGCCGTTGGCGCTCCTTTAGTGCCGGGCTTGCGCATTTTCTCGCCACTTCCGGCCTTAATGCGCGCACGCTTTTTAGCAATGTTTGAATACAGTCCCATTTCATTAAGTCCTCTTCGATTTAGTGCCGGAGCATTTCCAGCGCTTGCGTGAAAGATTTAAAGGGCTGTTTGGATCAGCCGCAGCCTTGGGAAACTTCTTTTTCTGCGCGGCAGAGCGTGCGCAGTACGCGTCGCCCTTCTTGGTGCCGGGCTTGACCCGGGGGCCACCGCCCTTTGCCTTGCCAGCTTGACCGTAACTGACTTTACGTCCGCTGGATGTAACTTTAACTCGGGCTTTGCCCTTCGCTGGTGTAGCCATTACTTTTTCAATCCTTTCACTGTGCGTATGCCAAAGCTCGCCGCAATGCTCGCATACATTGCCCACTGGAACCACTGCGGTGCAGCATCCAGATTGGCGAAACCTTGCGCCATGTAAGGCTGTATTCCCGGTATGAAGCTGCCCAGCACAATGGCTATAAAGGCCACTGTCCACGCCTCATCCTTCCACGAATTATTGCTGGCCTCAATTGCAGCTTGCTCCCAGCTGATCTCGCCAGTGGCGATTTTCATTTTGGTCTCAGCCTCAGCTTTCTTCACGGCAGTCTTGCCGTCGATGTAGCTTGCCGCAAGCCCGCCGAGTGATCCGATTATCTGACCAATCATTGTCTCACCTCATACTCTACTTTTGAGCTTGAACCAGTGCTGGTTACGCTAGTCTTGGACTCTTTGCCCATCCAGATGCCAAAGCAGCCTGTAAGAGCGCCCATACAGACCGATACAAGCCCTGATTGAGCAACGCTGGGATCATCTAGCCCCATGAACCAATGCACCGCCTGATAGGTCAGCACAGTGACTGCCAGCATCATCAAGCGCGGCAGTATCTTCCAATCGTCTAAGACTGTGTGTGCCATTACCATTTCCCCTGTTGCTTACCGATCAAGTACAGAACCGCCGCTAACCCAGCGACACCCGCCAGCACGATGATACCGCCGACCACCCACATGATTATGGCCTCTTTGATCTCGGCTTGGCGATACGCAGTCTTCTTGCGCTGCGCTCTGATCTTGCGGAGCGTGTCTTTGTATTCCTCCAAACCTTGAGGACCATGCTGGTACATGATGATTGTCTCGATTTCTTTCTTCATCGCCTGCAAGCGTTTCTGAGCGGAAAATGCGTCGATTGCAGCCTGCTCTGCGGAGCCAGTAAGAGACGCAAACACACCCGGATTCTTCGCCTTCTCAGCCGCGTAATTTACGTCAGAAACAGCACCAGCAAACTTGCTGAGGGCCGACGAAGCGTCCCTGCCAGCGGCTATCAACGACTTAGCATTGTTCACGGCACTTGCGGCAATGGCTATGGCGGAAATTGGGTCAATCATGCTTCTGCGAACCTCACTGGGCAAATGTAGCGCGGTGGCACACTGTACTTGCGGTCATACCATTGGCCTTTGCTGATCTTCGCTTGGCCGCACTCGTAATAACAAGACTTGACCAGAACATTGCCTGCGCCCTGCACCCATGCGTGTCCGAAGCTCACAAAGACCAGAGCGCATAGCATTTCACCGCTCCATCAGCCGGTCAATTTTCTCTTCAAGCCGGTCAAACTTATTCATAATTTGAGATAAAACCTCAGAGCTGTCTGACTTCGTGACATACTCCTTGGCCATTTCTTCGCGGGTGCGGTTAAGCAATATGCGGAGGCGATCTAGCTCTTCGCGCTGTGTTTTTAACCACCAGCCAATGCCAGCGATTACAACTCCAAAAAGTATATTCAAGATCGCGTCCATTTCCATTTTAGTAACTGCCTTCCCAGACCCGAAGGGCGCTAAACTCGTTGCTTGCTAACTTACGTTTTAACACATCTTTGACGGCCTGTGTATCCGTCCAAGCAACTCCAGCCTCTTTCAGCCACACGGCCAGCAAGGCCATGTCAACATTGCCAACGTGCTTGTAGTCAGAGCCAAAGCTGTTCTTTGTCACTTCACGGGCCTGTGCCGCATCCTTGAGCATGTGAGACGCGTCAAAGGTGCGCTTGATAACCATGTTATCATCGCCGTCAAATGAGATATTTTCCGAGATTTTAGTCGATGTATTAATCATTGACCCAAGCCTCGTTGATATGGATAGTTGACGGATTGTCAGCCCGCAGCGTGCCATTCGCGTTGCGCGCACGCTTTCTCTTTGCGGGGGCTTTGGCCTTAGCCGCTGGCTTTTCAGCCTCAAGCGCACCAGCGCGAATTTCGTTGATTGCTTTTATTTCGTCAGCGGGAAGGTCAACCACGTCGCCTTTGAAAAACTTTCCGGCAGATGTAAATACATTTGCAACGGTCACTGTAGCTTTTGTCATATTGGTCTCCACTTAAAGTAAAATGGGGGCAGTCTCCCGCCCCCATCTGTTAGATTATGAAGTTGTACAGTCGGCAATGATGCCGTTTGCAGCTTCATTTTTGGCGCAGAGTGTGAGTTCTGTCACAACTTGGCGAGTAGTGTTGTCGCCAGTTTTGGCCAATGCCACGTTCTTCGTGCCACGCAAGGAAGCAACTTCCCACATGTTGTCTTGCATGATGAAAACGTCACGCGAGCGGTTCTCACGGCTTGGCATAAATTCTACGCTTCCCCAAGGGGTTACATATACTGCCAAAGATTTAACAACGCGCTCATCGCCAGCTTGTACGCTGGAACGCTGGTTGTTGTTACCAGTGAAGCCCAGAGCTACATTCATTTGGAATGCAGAGAGATACACTGTGTCTGGCTTACCACCAGCAACCCAGATTGACTGCATAACAGTGTCAAAGTTGGCTTGTGAGAAGGCAGCTTGTGTGCCGTCTGTACGGGCGTCTGTACCGTCGCCGGTTGGGTCTGCACCGCCGGAACCGGCAACAGTGTTTGTTGTCAACCATGCTGGTGCGCCAGCAAGTTCACGCGCTGTTGTGGAGTTACCAGCTGCGCGAGCATTGTTTGCAAACAAAGCCTTTTCGATGTCCAATTTTTGCTCTTTGGCAATCTTCAAGGTCTGATATGCAATCTCTTTTGCGCGACCTGCGTTGTCAACATTATCGTCGGAGTCTGATACGACAACGGCGTTTTTGAAGATTTGCGTGTAGTTGCCCAAACGAGTTGTTGCTGCGCGAGCTTCGGCAGTAGTTGCGTCACCCTCAATGTGAGCGTTGACAGCAGAAGCACGAAGGCTGTCTGTTTGCCACTCTACGAGAGTGTTCTTTGCGGCCTTTTTAGCAGCTTTGCTGTAAAATGGCGTTTCCTCTGGCGAAATGTTGTGGATAACATTGCTGAGGTCTTCACGGATGCCTACGGAATCATAGGTATCAAATGTGTTGGTTGGC